GTCCACGACAAGTCTACGTGGGCGCGCAAGGGCTTGTCGGTCTTCAACACGGTGATCGAACCGGGATGGTGCGGATTCTTGACCTTGGAACTGGTATATCATGGACGTGAGCGGCTGCACATTCCAGCGGGTGCGGGTATCGCACAGGTAATTTTCCACCAGACATCCTGCAACGCTTACTATGACGGCAAGTATCAGAACCAGCCCGACCGCCCTGTAGAGGGCATCATGTCCGGAAAGTAAAAATATGCTATGAAACGGTTGCAAATAATGCTAAGCAGCACTAACTAACGATAAAGGAGATAAGGATGACAATGTCTATTGAAGAAGAACGTGTGTGGCGGTTTCTGCTAGCGCACCCCTCTGCTGAAGCTGGCGATATAGCGACCGCCTGTGCAGTATCCCTAGAACTAGCACAATCGTGCCTTGACCGTGTAGGCACCCCGATAGAAGTAATTCTTGCCAGCGCAAAATCAGCGCAAGAGGAATGGGTTGACGATGATATTTTGTATATTTCGGCAAGCACGCAAACGAAACCGACACGGGTAAAGACACTAGAGACGGCAATCAACCTTACGAGCGGGGACAGAAACAAAGCCTACGGCCCGCCCATTAACAATCTGACTGACTGTGCAGAACTGTGGAACACCTACATCAATACGAAGTATAAGTTAGGACGCACGGACGAACGCGTTGTAAAACTCGATGCCGAAGACGTTGCGTGGATGATGGTATTAGTAAAGATGACCAGATCGTTTCAGAGGGGTTATCACCCAGACAACTACACTGACGCATCTGCCTACTCCGCCATTGCTGGAGAGTGCCGTGAAATTTTAAGTAAGAAGGACAAGGAATGAGCATGAACTATTTCAAACCGACGGAACTGCAACAACTGGAAGCGACCTACAACTTCACTGCTCGGGCGGGCCTAGGCTTTGCTATTACACCAGACAACGAGCAAGTATTCCTATCCGTAGTTGATGTGCAGCGCTACGCCCTAGAGGTGGGAGACACCCTGCGTGTATGGGCTACTGACAACTATGCTTCTGAACATACTAAGCATCACCCATCACGCTGGCGCGCAGTGCGTGTCGAAGTCCTATCCCGCGTGGCCGACGTTGTTAGGAATGTACCTAACATCCCAGAGCCTACAAAGACGCACCCCACTGATTTCGTTGGGGTGTTTACCTCGGCGCTGGAACAACCGCGCCCGTGGACAGTGCAGGATTTGACGCAGGCTGTTGCAAAACAGAGCGTGCCGCCCGCTGAGCTGCCCGACCTACTAGCAAAGGTAGCGGGGCGCCTCCTGACGTTACACAAGAACGGGGAGATTGCCTGCATCAAAGTATACGCTCGGGGTGATCAGGAGCGCGCATCTGCGGTTTACTACGCCAAGAACGTAGACGTGTTCTACGAGCACCTCGACACACCACTGAACGACGAGGAGTAATAAGAGATGGAGCAAGTAGTAAAATCTACTATTAAGCTACTGCCGACGGTTCCGCGTGAGTGGCGTTGGCGTACCCAAGACGGAACGATGCTAAGACCGAGCGTGATGGTAACGCGCCATCTACACCATACACTAGTTATGATATGGCACCATACGATGCCCGAAGATGCCCGCGTGAGGGATTACTACAGACTGTACTCATTTGGCCCGTTCTACACCAAAGAGTATATGATGCAGGCAATCCACGTAATTATGGCCGAACTAGTAAGCCGGGACGATATGCAGCCAGAATGGGTAATGGAACTACGTAGGATGGATGAATATTTGAATCCCCGTGCCGGACGCCTGCCCCCCACGCGCCGACTAATACAAGGACTAGTTTAGTGGACATTATTACGGTCGACTACGAGACCTACTACGACAAGGACTACTCGTTGTCCAAGATCACCACGGAAGAGTATGTTCGTGACCCCCGCTTCCAAGTCATTGGGGTGGGGGTGAAGGTCAACGCGGGCACCACCGAGTGGTTCAGCGGCACACATGGCCGCACTAAGGAGTTCTTAGCCCAGTATGACTGGGCTAACTCCGCGGTGCTGGCACACAACATGATGTTTGATGGTGCGATAAACTCGTGGCGGTTCGGTATCCGTCCCAAGGTTCTGTTTGATACCCTTTGCATGGCCCGCGCCATTCATGGAGTCGAGAAGAGCGCCAGCCTGAAAACCCTCGCCCAGAACTACGGGGTGGGGGAGAAGGGCAACGAGGTGCTTGATGCCAAGGGCAAGAGACGCAGCGACTTCTCGTTTGAGGAGCTGTCGGCCTACGGCCAGTACTGCATCAATGACGTAGACCTGACCTACGAAATATTCAACATCATGCTGTCACGGGGCTTCCCTAAGTCTGAACTCAAGCTGATCGACCTGACCCTGCGTATGTTTACGGAGCCCACGCTTGGGCTCGACCGAGAGCGTCTAGAAGCGCACCTAACGAAGACGCAGATTATGAAGGGAGACCTGCTCAAATCCGCCGGTCTAGAGGACAAAACCGACCTGATGTCGAACCCCAAGTTCGCAGCGCTGCTCGGTAATCTGGGTGTCCCGTGCCCCATGAAGATCAGCCCTACCACGGGGAAGATGACTTACGCGCTGGCTAAGACCGATCAAGGTATGAAAGACCTGCTGGAGCACTATGATCCACAGGTGCAGACGCTGGCTGCCGCACGGCTCGGAGTGAAGTCCACGCTAGAGGAGACCCGCACACAGCGCTTCATCGACATATCGGGGCGTGGCATACTACCCGTGCCCGTGCGCTACTACGCTGCCCACACGGGCCGCTGGGGCGGGGATGATAAGATCAATCTGCAGAACCTACCTAGTCGTGGCCCTAACGCCAAGGCACTCAAGAAGTGTATCGTAGCACCAGATGGCTACAGCATCGTCGAGGCAGACTCTGCACAGATCGAAGCGCGTATGCTGGCGTGGCTGGCCGGTCAGGACGATGTGGTGCAGACATTTGCATCCAAGGGGGACGTCTACAAGAAAATGGCTTCGGCTATCTACGGTGTCAACGAGACCGACGTGACCAAGGATCAGCGCTTTGTCGGTAAGACCACAGTGCTCGGTGCTGGATACGGCATGGGGGGCGATAAGTTTCAGCTGGCCCTCAAGAACTCTGGGGTGGAGATCACCAAAAACGAAGCTGCCAAGATCATCAGTATCTACCGCGAAACAAACGACATGATCTCTAACATGTGGAAGCAGGCGGGTATTATGCTGCGATACATGGTGCGCGGTGACGCTATGCCGTTCGGTAAAGACGGGGTGCTAGACGTAGACCCACACGCCCCCGGCATCATCCTGCCCAATGGTCTGCTGATCCGCTACGACGAGCTGGAAGAGGCCGAGAACGAGAAAGGTGGGATGGAGTATTCGTACAAAACCCGCATCGGCCGCACCCGCATCTACGGCGGAAAGGTAGTCGAGAACGTCACGCAGGCACTGGCCAGACTTATCATCGGCGAGCAAATGCTGCGAATTAGTAAGAAGTACCGTGTAGTATTGACAGTCCATGACAGCATTGTATGCTGTGTGCCTGACAACGAAGCTGAAACCTGCAAAGCCTATGTCGAAGAGTGTATGCGCTGGGTTCCCGCATGGGCCGAGGGTCTACCCGTCGACTGCGAAGCAGGTATCGGCAAGAATTATGGAGAGTGCGATGCTTGAGCTAGAGTGGCGGGCTATACCGGGGTACGCTTACGAAGTATCCTCGGTGGGTACTGTACGTAACGCTAAAACGCATAAGGTATTAACCCCAATGCGTACTGGCTGGAGAGCCGTAGTTAGGTTGTCTACTAACCCGCGGGTAGATTTCCCTGTATCTCACTTGGTACTGTCTGCGTTTAAGGGGGATAGACCACTACTTGGTGTGGCTATGCACATTGATGATAACCCACATAATAACCATGTGGACAACTTACGGTGGGGCACCATGCAAGACAATGCTAGGGATATGGCACAAAAGTGTCGGGGAGGTACGCAAGTACTCACCCCCGAGGTGGTTACTGAAATCCGCGCGCGGAGAGCGTCTGGAGAACGAGGTCGGGAATTAGCCGCAGTGTACGGTATATCCGAACAGCGCGTATGTGACATATATAAAGGGCGTACTACACTATGAGCAGCGCGGGTGCATGGTCTTTTAGTCGGATAAAAGCGTTTGAGACGTGTCCGAAACAGTATTACCACGTGAACGTGCTCAAGCAGTTCCCGTTCCAAGAGACCGATGCAACCAGATATGGTACCGAGTTCCACAAGGCTTGCGAAGAATACATCCGCGACGGAAAGCCAATGCCGCCGCAGTTCTCGTTTATGCAGTCCGCTATGCAGACGCTCGCCGCTATGCCGGGAGAAAAGCACTGCGAACTCAAGATGGGCCTAACCGCTGATCTTGAGCCGTGCGATTTCCATGCCAAGAATGTGTGGTTCCGCGGTATCGTAGACTTGTTGGTTATCAACGGAGATACGGCCCGCATCATCGACTACAAGACTGGCAAGAGCGCGAAGTATGCCGACGTTGGGCAGCTTCAGCTTATGGCCCTGTCAGTGTTTAAGCACTTCCCGCAAGTGAAGAAGGCTAAGGGCGCGCTGCTGTTCACCATCGCCAACGAGATCGTGAAGCAGGACTACTCCGTCACTGACGAGGGCGTGCTGTGGAAGCCGTGGGTTATGAAATATGCCGCCTTAGAAAAGGCCCATGAGACAAATGTATGGAACCCAAGACCGTCGGGGCTATGCCGAAAGTACTGCCCTGTGCTAGAGTGCGCCCATAACGGGGGTTAATAGCCATGCCTAGAGGACAAGAAAGTGTGCGAAAAATTGTAGGTTGCGCTATATGCGGAACCGAATTTTTTCGGCTGGCGTTCAACCACAAATACTGTTCACTCCCCTGCAAAAGACGAGGGGCGCAGAATACCGGATGCGAATCAACCCCTAGCCAGTACCGGCTAATTTCCGGGAATTGGGGTAAGTACTATAACCGTCTCCGTTGCCAGAAAGGGAGACAAGGATTAACCCTAGATACCCTACTGGGCCTACATGCTACGCAGGGCGGTAGATGTGCGTTGACCGGTGTAGAGATGACTTGTCAGCTGGAGAAGGGTACGAAGTGCCCGACTAACGCCAGTATAGATAGGATTAACCCAAAGGGTGAGTATACCGCGGACAACATCCAGCTAGTTTGTGCCGTAATAAATAAGTTTAGGATCGACACCTCGGTGGAAGACTTCGTCGGGTGGTGCAGAAAGGTGGC